CGTTCATTAACTTTGTAGTCCACTCTGTTTGAAATCTTTTCCAACAGTTGTTTAACTTGCCATTTATTGCACCATCTAACCACTCGTCTATACCTTTGTTGTCTGTATCGTTATACAAATCATTAGACAGAATTTTTTGTTGTAAATCTGTTAATGTTATTGTTTTTTTGTGATTTGCCATTTTTTATCTCCTTTATGATTGAGTTGTTTCACTCTTGGCTAACAGACTAAATAGCCTGAAAAAAAACTTTGACCTGCTCTCACATCTGTTTGAGCAGAGCCATTCGGTATATACAAACTTGCTTTAGCAGTATCATTAGCATCCATGTCAACTAAATAAGATGTGCTAATAGTAAAATAAGGTAAATCTTGGTCAAATCCGTCAGGGTCTACAATAGGATTTGTATAAGTTACATTAGACGTTTCTAATTTAAATTCAACATAAGCACTATCTTGGTCTAATTCAGCAAGTGTTGTAACCACATTAAATTGATATCTTCCTGTTACTGGTGCAGTAAATGTACTAGAACTAAAATCTCCATTTTGGTCAAATCTTTCGCCATCAAAAGTAATTTGCACTATACTATTTATGGCAATATTTGATTGGATGGAAGATTTAGTTGCCATAAAAGCAGGTTGCAATGGTTTAGTTATGTGACCATTCGCATCAAATATCATATGAGATGTTGTGCCGAGTGTTGAACCCAACCCCATTGTTAGTGAATCTGTACTGTCATCTAATCCTATGTGAAAGTCTTGTGCATTACCATCAAACAGTATCTTCTTGTCTGCTGCACTTGCATCACCTATTGTTGTGTCACCTTTTATCGTTGCACTATCAACACTAATAGACGTAGGAAATACTGTTGTTATTTGATTGCCTATATATCCCATATCAACTCCTACTCACTTATCGTATCAACTACTGATACCCAAACATCTACAGAACTTGCTACTGTGCTTTGTACTTTTAAAATATCACCTGATTGCATAACAATTTTTGCACCACCATCAAGTAAAGATAATGCCGATCCTTTTGGTATTGGTGCAGATTTAACTAGATAAAAGTCATTTGATCCATCATTTATGAATACATCTACATCTATTTGTGAGGTATGTGTGTTTGCTATATTTACACCAACCAGTGCATCATCAGAGTTTGCAGTTCTAACTGTAACAGCAGACGTTCCTACATTTCTCTGTTTATCTCTTTCAAAATCTTGTGCCATATTTTACTCCTATAAAGCTATAGCCATTGCTACTGCAAAACCTTTTGTTGTTGCACCTATGTCACTAGCAACCTCACTAGCACTTCTACCCTCAATCGTTGTGCCATTTACTCTTAGAAAATCATCATCTGCTACACCTGATCCAAATGTAGCTACATTACCACTAGATATACCTGATGTTGGTAATTGTGATGTTAGTGCCAAAGTTCCTGCTGTTGCTGGTAAAACTATTGTTATATTTCCACCAAAATCAGCATGTGCTGGTGCTGTAAGCTGTGCATAGTGTGCATTAGCTGATTCACAGTAAAATTTTATGTTTGACTGAGATCCACCATTTTTAAGTACAATCTCACCAGTTTGTATATCTACATTACCATCTATTCTAACTAAACCTGTGCCATTTGGTGTAAGTGCTATATTACCATTAGACGTAGATACTAAAGCATTACCATTTACATCTAAATCTCCACCTAGTTGTGGTGAAGTATCACCAGCTACAGATGTTAATGATGCTTGTGTTGTTATTTGCCAGGCTGATCCAGTATAAACTTTCAATGCGTTAGCAGTTGTATCAAAGAACAAGTCTCCAGCATTTAGTGCATCACCATCATTATCGGTTGAAGGCTCACTTGACTTTGCACCTAGATACACATCATCAAAGTTATCTGCACTAGTAGCTGCTGCTGCTGCACTTGCTGCTGCTGCCGTAGCACTATTGGCTGCATTGGTTGCTTGTGTAGATGCTGTGCTTGCACTTGTGCTTGCATTTGATGCCTGAGTAGATGCTGTAGTTGCACTACTTGCAGCAGCCGTTGCAGAACTTGCTGCATTTGTTGCTGACGTTGCTGCTGATACTGCATCAATCAATAATTTAAAATGGTCTGTATCTGTTAGACTATCTCCAACAACAGAAGCTGCCACACATATATAGACATTGTTAAGTTCAGCAGTAGTAGTTGATTTGATTATATCTCTTTCAACATAAGCTGCTGTTGTTACTGTTGCATCTGATCCTTTAAAAGTTCCTAATTCTTGCGTAACAGACAACTCTCCTGAACTGTCAAATGCCAGGACCTTGCTTGCTCTATCTGTTGCTCCCACTGTAAACTCAGTAGATGTCATAGTGTTAGTTCGTGATAGTTTAATTGTTCTATCTACTTCTTCCTGCATCTGTTGACTAATAAATGTCAACCTATCTAACGCATCTTCGTGTGTAGCAGCAGGAAATGGATCGTTAGCAACATAGTCTGTAGACTGTGTTAGTGCCATATTTCTTCTGATAACAACAGTAACACCACTTGCAGGAGCAGAACCAAATACAACATTACCACCACTAGCATTACCAGCATTTGTTACTGTATAGTTTGTTGTTAGTGACTGTACTGTTTCAACACCTGTGCTTGATCTAAGAATAACAGTTAGGTCTGCATCTGCGAATATTTTGAATCCGTATGCAAATGTTGTGGTACTTCCGTTACCACTATAACTGTTTTTTGTGGTCGTACTACTTACTGTCATAATCACCTCATTGTTTGTTTTTACAATATTTTTTGTTTTTCTACAATACTAATATTGTATCTTTGAGTTTGTTGGTAATCCTTCTAAAGTTAAATTCATAACATTTTTTATACCCATAGCGTTCTGAAAAGGTGCTAAACTATTTAATGCTCTTTGTTGTCCTCTTGACCATTGGTATTCATCATTGAACAAAGCACGACTTCCACCAACCACAGCCTTACTCGCATTATCCACTAAATCAACAAGTGGTATTCCTCTAAAAAGATTTGATGCCAAACCTGTTGATCTTCCATAAGCAAACAAAGGATCTTCACCAACCAAAGAACGACCTGTGTCTATAAATGCAGGGAAAAGACTTGCCCATCCTGCTCTTTGAAATGATGCTTTCGCAATCTCATCAATGGACAATCTCTCCTGTAAAAATAATTCTTTATCATCCCTTCCTATTGCGTTAACATGTGTTTGTAGTGTGTACGCTAATCCTCCAAACAACATAGAATACATCATTCCTTGAAAAGCAGCAAAATCTCTTCTATTAATATTGTGCAAAAATTGCTTTGAATAACTGACAAGCATAAATGTTCTGAATTGTGTAAGGATTTTTCCTAATGTTCCTGTCATGTGTACGTTTAAGTTGCCGACATCATTTTGCTGTATACTTTGTCTAGTCCATCTTGATATTGCAAAAATAAAAGCATCTCTTGCATCCTCATCTGCCCATTGCTCTAAATTAATTCTTCTAACTTTCCTAGAATTTCCAAAAAATCCTGATGGAGCAAGAACTGCATTTTCTCTTATTTGTTGGAAAACTCTTTGACTCATATTATCATCAAGACCTAGACTTTTCATTCTTCTTGCAATGTCTTGTTGTCTAGTTCCTCTACCAAGTCTAGCAAAATTTATACTTCTAATTCCAAAAGACAAGTCTACTAATTGTTGTGTTGCTATTCTAGCTGCTGCTCTTTCTAATGCTAAAGTAACTTGTGCCATACCTGATATGTCTGCTGTTATTCTTTTAAGTGGTTGTATTACATTCAAACCTTTGTCAACAATATCACTAAGAACACCACCTCTTCCTTTTGCCAACATATCTTCAGCATCATATCTATTAACAGCGTTATGAATTAGCCTGTCAGCACCAATCCCTGTAAATGCTTCAATATCGTTTATAACTCGATCTTCTATCTCACCATTTCGAACTCTTTTAAGCATTGACTTAAATTCAGGTAAAACTCTTATCAACCCTGTTATACCATCAATGCTAACTGCATTACCTAATTCTGCTACTTGTGCAAAGCCAACTTGATTCATTACTCTTATGAAACTGTAGTCAAGTAACAATCTTGTAAGCCTGTTACCTAAAGCACTTGGATCAGCTATTTTTGGACTAGGTCTACCTGAAATAAGTTGATATAAAACATTTAATTTCTCTATATCTCCAGTTGCATCAACACCTAGATCATCTGCTTCTTGTTCTATATCTAAGATTCTTTTTTGGAAATCTGAGTCACTTTTGATACCTTTTTTTGCAAGTGCTGTTTTACCAACAACCTGATTTACATAGATGTTAAAAACATCCTCAGTATCTCTGTTCATCAAATCTTTAATTGATATAGTTTGACCTCTTGCTTGAACTGTAGTTTCAATATCAAAATTAAGTCTACGTCTTGTT